GATCCCGTAGTTCGTTCAAATTAATATTACTCATTCCCTTATTCCTAATTTAATTTCTTCGTCCTTGATTATTTTCCCAATCTTGTCAGCTTCCTCATACCGTTCCTCTTTTATCAACAGTCTTTGCAATTCTGAAAGCTGGTTAATGTAAACAATATCGTTACGATCTGACACATGGCGGACATATCTTTCTATTTCATCCAGCTTATTCTCCATGCGTATATGCCACTTGCTTACCAAAATTAAAGTAAATGCCAGAGCACAAACGTTTAATGAGGCAAGGATGAATTTAAATATTGATTCTGCTATTTCCATAATCATATAAGTTTTAATGCTTCCTGTAAACCTGCTTCAAGTGCTTCCTCGTAGCTATCCCATTCCTCTCCATCATTTGTTCCTTTATAAGCAGAACTGATTATATGAGTTCCATTGTCAGCTTTAGATATTTCGTATCCATAACCACAGGCACAGTTATATACACATATATGAATATTTTTGGTTTCACGAAGCCACTTTTGGGCAATGGATTGAGTAGGATGGGAACATACTTTTATTGGTAACTCGCTATTTGTTCTATTAGTACCATATTGTCTACCATCTTCAATATTCATAGCAATCATACATGGTTCATTAAACCCTTTCTCTTTCAGCAACTTTGCTGTTTCTAATGTTACAAGTTCTTCGGTCATAACTATTTCTTGTTTAATTCATTCAACACTTTCTTTACCAATTCATAACGTGGTAATTGCCAATCCTTCGCAATATCATCTATTTTATCGTCATAATGATTGTCGTAAACATACTGATTAAGTCTATCAATAAATCCATCATCGTCAAGTCCTTCATCGCAATCATCAAACATATCAAGTTCACAGGCTAACTTGGAACATTCACAGTGGGATACCCAGTCATAAACACAACCGTCATAAACATTGGTCTGTCTGTTGTATTTTTCTCCAACGGAAATTACTCCACCGCAAAAATTGCACCTGTGCTCTTTACGAGCGACAGGAGTTTCATTTCTTAATACTTTCATAGTTATTCTCCTTTCTTCTTTTCACATTCTTCACAATGTAATTTATAAGCATGGGCAAACATCTTTAACGTAACAGGCTCAAAGTGAAAATCTGCCTGTTTCCCTTCTATGACAACTGAAACACATAATTGGCCATCGCAAAAATCAATATATGCCTCACCACCTCCATCTCCGTTAATGGAAAGTGTTTGTGTCTGTACGCTATTCATAATTATTCTCCTTTAATCTTTTAATTAGGGCATCAGCGCAATTAAGCGAATATTTAGCGACTACATCAGAATTAACACCATAGTCGTTTGCTATAACAATTTTAATAATGTCTTTTGCCAATTCGTACCTACGTTGTTCCCAATCAATGTTTTCACTAAAAAAATTAAGTTCTGACACCTTGATATACATGTTTCCCACCAATGCAGTACCATCATCATATAAATCCTTAATCTCTACAATTTCTCCAGTTGATTTTATTCTTGCTTTCATTGTTCCTCCTTTGTTTTAAAGTGTTCAATCAGTTCGTCTACAGTAGCCTTGTGATAACGTCCTGAAATAATGGTTGCATTATCCCAATTTTCATCCCAAAAGAACATAATGCCTTTTGGCTCTGTGAAATAATGATCGTTACCAATAGAATCGTCATAAGAAACGCTAAGAATGGAATCTGTTATAAACCACTGCATGTAGTTACTATCATCCCTCAATGCAGCGATAGCCAGGAATAGTTCTTCATTCGTTCCGCAATCAATACCATTACAGTCGTTGAGCGATTTTATATCATTAACCCAATTATCGCTACATTCGAGATTGTCGTATTCTATTGAGGAAAGCATTTTATATCCAATCTCTTCTAGCTTTTTTCTAAGTGCTTCGGTATTCTTTCTTATAAAGCACGGTGTTGTAAATCCCATAATTATTCCTCCTTCCCAACTTTAACATATCCGTTTTCGATGCACCAGCACAGCATTTCGTAGGCTGCATCAATAGGCTCTTTACTCTCTGTAATCTTTATTATTGACCTAGAATAAGGTTCCATATACAAGCACGTATAGCTATCTGCAAGTTTTTGCATGGTCAAAACTTGATTGCCGATGAAGCAAGGCAGCTTATCGAGAATGTCCTGCAAGGTGTAAGCAGGGTACACATTATCTTCACTAAATAGGCTTTCACTCCAAAACGATAAATCCCAAACTGAATTAGGTATTCCATCAAGTATTTGTGGATGCCACAAAAGCATACTTGTATTTCTTAATTCAATTCCAATCTTCTGTAAATGTTTTATCTGTCCAACTGACAATACCTGTTTCATTTCTTTTCCTCCTCCATTTTAATCTCTGTTATTTTGCCACGACTGACAAAGCACTGACCTATTCCCAAATCGAGTAAGGCACAATAGTTATCGTCTAAAAGATTAGAGCATTCCTGGCATAAGGAACATTCATTACAAAATCCTTCTGATGATTCATGCAGCACCCCATCTATTATTATTCCGTTCTTTACTTCCATATTAATCTCCTTTCTCTTTAATCCGTTTCAGTACATCCCTGTTGGCTTCGAGTATCTCATCGAAAGAGGGGATAGGCATCCAATAGATGGGTTTACTATTATGGCATACCCACTTCCCGTTCATTACAAAAGCTACTTCGTAATAATATCTGCCCTCGTAATTAGTCCCAACCAAAACACTTTCTAACTCTTCCGGCAACCGTTCATTAACGCTTATCCAAGGAGATTGCTTGGATTGCCATTGTGCGCCAGCTTTGAAAGCAAATCCCAAACTCACAATTCTTGTTTTATCAGCATTAGGATTGTTTTTAAGCCAACTATCCCAATATTCTTTTGCCGCTTCTTCTACTGTTTGTTTCATATCTTTTTTCATAATTCGTCAAACTCTTTTTGTAATTCTTTTATCTTACTATCCAAAGCATACATATAGCACTGATCAGAGAAGGAGCCACGCCAATCATCTTACCAGCCATTTGTATCGAAGGGAATACTCCACATAATTTCTCATCCTTTATCAAAACAACGCTCTTTTTATTCATGCCTGCACCAGTCTTATGCCAAGCCCCACGTCCTTTAGACAGATTTTTTATACTTCTGGCCTTGGAACGCTTTGAATGATAAACCATTTTACGCCCCTTGTTGTGAGAAACACAACCTTTTAAAAATCGTCCGGTAATAAAGTCTCTCTCAAATCGCTCAGGCGGTATATATAATTCACTCATATCTGATCAGTTTAAATTACTGTTTAAATTCTGGTAAAACACCGAGATATAAGTACTGATTATCATCGGTTCTGTACACTGTGATGTAATATAATACATCGCCTTCATTTTTAATGGCATCGCATCCTTGCATAAGGTCTCTTGAGCAATATGCAGGAGGTATGATATCCGCTATGTAGTTGTATAACCTTTCGTCAATATAATCACCTGGGCACAAAAAAACATTCAAATCTTTATCCTGTTTAGCCCATTGTTTAAAAGTCTTTTTCATTTCTATTCAGTTTTGAGCCATTTTCCTGATGTCAGGTAAATGGTAATTATTCGCAATTAAATTCTAATTGTATTATCAGCCAACTGTTAATCAACCTCCACTAATTCACCGTTTTCCAGTCTATACCATGTATCAGCCTTGACAACCTCACCATCAACTACTACAGCCTTCCAATCAACAATATCATACGTATCTTCCTTTTCCTCAGCTATGACCAAAATTGCACCTATTCCGCCTTTTACCTGAACATTGTTACCTCTTGCCACTGACAAACCATTTGATCCGGTTGAAGCCTTTCCTCTTGCCGTGGCAGCACCACAATCACCAGCCGTGGCAGCACCACAATTACCAGCCGTGGCAGCACCACAATTACCAGCCGTGGCAGCACCACAATTACCAGCCGTGGCAGCACCATAATTACCAGCCGTGGCAGCACCACTATCACCAGCCGTGGCAGCACCTCTATCACCAGCCGTGGCAGCACCTCTATCACCAGCCGTGGCAGCACCACAA